GACCCGTCTCCGCCTGCCAGTGTGGCGTTATCTACGACATTTTCTTTTTCTGAAACATTATCAACTTCTTCTTTAATCTGCTGATAGGTTACGTCAAAACTTGCCTTAATAAATTCTGCTAAAGACAGCCTTGCACCGATTTTTAGTTTCTTCGTGCAATATTTCTTCTCGTCATTTGTAAGAGTTTCGTCCAGTGCTTCTACTTCCGAAAATTCGCACATTTCGCCGTTATTATCAATTAACGGATAATAGTCAAGTACGTCCATAGGATTTTTACAGAAGTGCATACCATTTACACAAATGTTTGCTTCTGGTTCTTCAAAAATCGTGTTCTCTGCGTACTGCTTATCCTTGCAGATAAGCCCTTTGCGAAAACCTTTATATCCTTTCATTCCCATTCTCATTCCTCCCCATTGCATACTTTCAAAGTTTCATCATCTGTCCTGCGAATAACAATTAACTGGTGGCTTACATCTGGAATCCTGTTTTCATCCAAGGATTCTGTATCATCAATCCAAATCGGCAGCTTGATTCCGTTCATGTCCTGCAATCCTTTTAACAAGAAAATTTCTGCAAGAATTCTGTCCCCATGATTCAGACCATTAAAGTAATCAACGCCATTCACATTGATTCTCAACGTTTCCTTAATATCTCCGCTCAATGTTTCTTCGCTCATTTTGATTTTGATAAACTCAAATTTTCTGTTTACCATATCTTCCAAAGCGGCGTTTTTGGCAATGCTAAAATCCTGCAACATATCAATCTGGCGTTCAACATCGGCTGTTTTCTGTGCCTGTTGCTTAACGGATTCTTTCAACGATTCAATTCGTTTTTCTGTATTTTCAGTATCTCTGATAATAGCTTTGATTTCAGATTCCTTCCGTGAAAGGTCAGCCTTGTAGTTGCTGATACGTTCCGTTACTTGCCGCCATAAATCGGTGGATTCAAAAAGTTTAGATGATTCTTCCTCTGCTTCTTTGAGCCGTTTTTCAAGCGTTTTATATTCTTCCGTCTTCTCAAAGTCGATAGAAAGCAATTTTTCCAACTCAATCTCCAAAGACTTTCTTGCTTCTCTTTTATCAAAAACCTTTTCAGCCCATTCATTTGATTTTTTATTAAAATCTAAATATGTATCAGTTTTTGCTTTGATTGCGGATTCAAGAATATCAACTTTGTCTTTAAGTTCACATAAAGTATCTTCTTTTTCCTTGTATAATTTTTCTTTTACAACCTCTATTTCTTCTGAATTGAACCCCCTGCCACATTTGGGGCAAATATATTCATCGCCGTACTGCACCGCGTCCATGATAGAATGGTAGTGCTTCAACTCAGTGCATTTCGATTTTAATGAAGAAATCTCTCCAAAAACTTTCTCGGTTGATTCATTGTACTTTGCAACTTTTTCCGAAAAGTTATCAATATCCGCATCGATAGCCACTATAGTTTTTTTCAGGGTTTCGATTTTCTCGTTTTTTGCTTTCTTTTGCTCGTCCTCAATGGCGGACATCTTCTTTTTTAAGTCATCAACCAGACCGACAAGATATGTATATCTGTCAATTGAAACATTCAGTGCTTCTTTCAGATTCTTCATGCTGTCAATGTTTCCGATAATGGTCGATTTTTCGGATTCTAATTTCTGCAAATCAGAATCATCCGACCTGTCAAGTCTGCGCTGTTCATAGTCCAACTCAACATTCAGCCTGTCCAACTCTTTACTCTCAGCGGTGCATTTTTTTCTCAGCTGCTTTAGAACATCCTCGACATTCTTTCCCTTCGCCAGTTCGTAGGCATCCCGATATTCTTCTTTATCCTTACAGAACTGCTCAATATCGAACCCAGAAAGCAACTCAACAGCTTTTCTGGCATCCGCTGTGGATTTTCTAATGGTTGATAAAAATACCGATGCGTTGGAACATATTGCAATCGTTTCTGCCGGCGCGATACCAGACAAGAAGTCATTTACTTCCGCAGATTTTGCAGAAACGCCATCAAGCATATAAACGGTTTCATTCCCGATAAAAACGCCCTTGCGATATTTCCTTTTAGTCACTTTTCTGATTTCGCGTTCAGTTCCATTTATTTCCAAAGTAACCGCCCTTTCGATTTCCTTGACAGGCTTTTCTTCTCCGTTCTCATCCACAGGACAAATATTGTTCGGTGCAGTACCATTCGCAAACTTGCCCGTCATAACATCAAAATAGGCGTTCATCAGCGTGGACTTGCCGCAACGGTTTTTTCCTCTGATTTCCGTTTTTTCGGAAAAGTCAACCTCCGCATTTTCAGCACCCATATAGTTTTTAAGGCTGATTTTTTTTAACAACACTTCCGTCAATCTCTCCACATCCTTTTAACACATTCGCTACAACCAACAATTTCTCCATCTTCCCTTTTGTAAAGGTATTCGTATTCTGTCTCTTGGCAGTGCGGACATTCTTCCTGCTCTTTTTCGCAGTATCCGCAGCCGTCACATTCAGTCTTTATCCCCGTCCTGCATGGGTACGCCACTTTCAACCACCCCTAACATAGACAAAATTTCTTTCGGTTTGATGTATGTATCTGTTTTCAGATACGCGATAACCGCCTTTACCCTGCCGTTCAGTTCCCACAGTTCCTGCAACTCATTCTCTGGTGTCAATTCTCTGCCGTTTTTCATTCTCTCTTTCCTCCCTTTTTCGCCTTTTATATTTTTTTGAGTATTCTTTCTTGTAGGCATCGACCTTCTCTTTATTGCTCTCTTGATAAGCGCGCGCGCTTGCTATGTATCTATCTCTGTTCTTTCGGTAACGCTCCCTAGCCTTTTCGCGAATCTTCTCTTTGTTTTTCTCGTAATAGCTTTTCTGGTATGCTTTGGCATATTCTTTGCGTTCTGAATAATACTTTCTGAGATATTCTTTTTTTCTCAAGCCTGTTTTGCTTCTCGTAATCCCTGCAATTCCGTTGATTTCAGCGTCCGTCACATACTCCTTTCGCGAAAAATCATCACAGATGCAATCTGGGTGCGGACATTCAAAACAGTTAAAATTGCATACAGGCTTTTTCATTTTTCCTGTCCTCCGTAGAACAAACTGCCGATTGCGATTGCAATCATAATGCTGCTTGCGAGATAAAACATTATTCGCCCGTCAGCATTTTCCAGAACAAACACCATGACACAAAGAGAAAGAAACGTTCCAAGAAACATAGCTGCCCACCGCAGCAGACCACGACGGATGTAAAACGCAGTCCGTTTCCAATTTCTCATAGCCTCACCACTTCCCCATCACTTTCAAAGAACTGACTGTAGCGGAAACTCTCTGTGTATCCTCCATTAAAAATCGCAGTAAAAATATGTGGATAAAGACCTGTTACCGTTCCCGTTCTTCTTTTTCGCAGGACGTTCGCTCCATGCCTATCCTTGCCGAACTCAAGCACCTTAACCTTCTTGCCTACAAACAGTTTCTTTTGCGCTGTTTCTCTGATTTGTTCGATTTTCATGTTTTGCACCCCTACCTTTGCTACACTCCGGGCGATAATAGCCCTTCCCGGTATCCTGCGTTGCGGCAATGTTCCAAACCTTACCGCAGATATTGCAGGCTACTACTCTTTTATTTGTTGGCGTTCTACGCGGCAACCCGATTGACATTTCCTATCCCTGCCCTTCTTACTTCTTCTGGTTAAAAATGGCATACAGGAAAATCAGAATCATTTCCGATGCGATTGTCACGAAAACGCCTGCTACAAATGGATTTACATACATCTTCAACACCTCGCTAACAGACTGCATATTTCAGAATTGTGCAAATAAGCCATAAAACAGTCCAAAATCCCAATTCTTTGCTTTCGTTTTCAATGCAACTTAATATACACATTGCAAAAAGCGAAAATTGCAATACAATTAAAATGATTTTTATTACATTCATTCCTTTTCCTCCGCATCTTCCTTTTTCCGATCTGCCATGCTCTCAACTTTTCCGAGGATATAGCCCTTATCAAAATCGGACATCTGCGGAATTGCTTCTTTCAGCTTTTCTACTACCTGTTTTTCCTTTTCGCTCATTTCCTGTACCCCCTTCCTTAAATTTTCTTCCCATTATCGTCAACCGCATAAAGCTCGATAATATGAGGTTCTCCGTCAATAAAATCTACAACCGCAGCAACATGAAAATCGTTTCCAAAGTGCAGCGTGATAACACTTGCGGTTCCACCATCGCTACATTCCGCTGTTTGCTCATGAGCTTCTGCAAACCGAAATCCTATTGAAACATCAAATTCATTTAATTTATCAATGTTCATCTTTCTTTCTCCCTTCTATGCGCAATATTTAATTTCGTACTCGGAGACAATTTTTGAAAAAATCTCCCGAAGTTTCTTGTCTCCCTCAATCACATCAATTTTTCTGATACTATTGATTGCGGTTTTGGTCGCACCAGAATTTCCCATCCTCTGCTTCATGTTTCTAAGCCTTGTGCCTAAGTCGCATCCGGCTCTTTGTTCCAATTCTGAATACAGTTGTGTATTCAATGTTTGAAAATCAATTTTGGAACTAAACTGAACACGTTTAATTTTTCTGTTAATCTCAATCCGCCAATTATCCAGTACAGGTTTAACAGCTTCCTTAATTGTTTCTGTGGTTTCAACTGCCTTTTTCGCTGTTTCATTCGCAAGGGCAATCTGCCTGTCTCGCTCTTTATCTTCCAACTCTTTATTAGCGATGCTTTGCGCCAGCTTTAAGATAAGCTGCGTTTCCGGCGATAATTCCTCATTGACAAGTCGCATTGTCTTAAAATATCCGTTCACAAGCTGTCTTTGAACCGTCCATGACAAGTCATCTGAAAACGGCTTTACCAACATTAAATATCCCTGCTCAGTTAATAGCAAAATTCCGTTCGGAGCTGATACATTGAAGAGGGATTTTGCTTCGTACGTTTCACATACGAAGTAATCTTCCCCTTCTCTGAAACGAGTTTTGTTCCTGTTGAAAGTTGCCCTCGCCGTTCCCTCAGGTCTTTCATGGACCATATCAATGTCTTTGAATGTCACAACTCTCTGTCCTCGATATTCCTTTACCGAAATATCAGTATTTTGGATATGAACCAAATCGTTCATTGCACCATTCCTTTCTGTGTTATAATTTCCTTATCATTTGATAAGGGGGTGAATTTATGGAAAAACGAATCATCAAATGTGATAACCTTTCGGAATCCCAGATAAACCAAATCATTTCAGATTATGAAAAATGCGGTTGGCGATTTATCGGTATTTCAGAAGGATTTCCGCCGGACTATCGATGGATTCATTTAGAGTGGTCTAAAGACCAACCTCCGATTTTTCCCGAAACAGAACCCAACAGTTGATTCCTTCCGTATTTGGCGCAAATATTACCCTGTAGGCTCTTTTCAGTAAGTCGTTTCTATCTTTTTCTGTATGCGCTATAGCGATACACTGAATAGAGCCTTTAGAAGTAAAATCCACTATGGTCTTCCCGAATTTTCTTTCTTCCATCGTTTCACCTCCTTCCCTGTTTTGTGGTATAATCCCTTTAAAAAGGAGATTTTCAAAATGTTTCATGATTACGATAGAATCAATAAAATAATGCAGAGCAACTTAGATGCCATGTCCCCAGATTATGAAGAAGGTAAAAGCCCTCTTGAAATGATGGAACACCAGACGGCTTTTCTTGAGAAAACATCTCATGAACTCCGCAATCTTGCTGATTCTGCAAAATCTCAAGCTGAATCTGCCAAAGCAGTCGCGGACAGTTCAAAAATTCAAGCTGATGCAGCCATCGAACAATCCAAATTAGCGAAGGAAACGGCGGAATCGTCCAGAAAATATTCCAACATTTCTGTCATAACATCCATTGTTTCCATCACAATTAGTATCGCAGCCATCATATTACCCTTGATATTGAAATCATGAAGGCTACAATAGAAACCGCTAATGCAACTAAAGAAAAGTAAAATACTTTTTTCATCCCACCACCTCCTTATTTCGTTTGCAATATCATAATAACGCAAATGCGTTATGAAGTCAAGAAAAGAATATTGCATCTGCAATATTCTTGTGTTATTATATTACAAGAAAGGAGGTGTCTACATTGAATGGTGTAAATGAGCGCGTGAAAAAATTAAGGCTATTCCTTGAAATGAATCAAAGTGATTTCGGTAAGAAAATAGGAGTAGCACAGACTTATTTATCTCAAATTGAAAAAGGAGATAGACCAGTAACAGATAAGATTTTTAAAATAATTTGTTTGGAATCTTGGAACGGAAAGTTTGTAAATGAGGATTGGCTCAGAGATGGGATTGACGAAATGTTTGTAAAATCCAAAGATGAGCAGATTTCTGAAATGCTTGGCGAAATCCAAAGAAACGGAAAAGATAGTTTCAAGCGCAGGCTCGTGTCTGCACTGGCTAAACTGAATGAATCAGATTGGGAAGTGTTGGAAAAGCTTGTTGATTCTATCGGAAAAGAGTAATAAAAAAAGTCAATGGAAATGCGCAATCCATTGACTTTCTCTTTTTTATCATCCTAACAACGCCATAAGATATGCACGAATCGCCCTCAGGCGGCGCACATCATCAAATTTAGATATTAAATCGATAATTTCTTCACGAAATTGGCTCATTTTATCCGTACATTCTTCATTTCTTAACATAATTTATACGCCCTTTCTACATTTTCGACATTTTTAGCTATAGACTTTTTATTTTCAAGGTTTACAATAGATATTAGGCGGCGAGAACGCCAATCCAAACGCCGCCCAATAACCAGAACTGCGGTGTACCTGTTTTTTAGGTACAAGCTAATTATACCAGAAGGGAGAAGGATTCCATTGCAGTTGACTGCCAAACATTCAGCAAAACTTTCCATTCGACTACAAAATAGAAAGGTGTGTGAATCATGGGGTAAAACCGGGGCAATGTATATCGAATCTTAAATCCGAGTTATGCCGCGAGATGCTTCTAAAGGGGTGGAGCGTTGCGCAGCTTTCCATCCAGTGCGATTTATCATACAAGGCTATGTATAATATCATCAATGAGGAACCGGAAGATATGCGGCTTTCCACGTTCGTTAGAATCTGCGACAATGTCGGTATATCTCTGGTAAAAGTTCTGGAAATTTCCAATTCGGAAATTATTGACGATGGGCTGTCCAAGGCTCTCATCACTTGTGGCGGCAATCGTTACATATTGAAACGAATATTTTAGGATTGAGGGGCTTTTATTAGCCCCCTTTCCTTTTTACCTGTAGGTCATTCGCTCGATACGGTCAAGAAATCTGTCCGCATCCTGTTCTAACTCTGGGAAATATTTTACAATATCAATCGGGTATTCTGGATACTTCCCGACCTCATTCTTGTAAATCTCCCTTGCTGCATCCAAATCGTATCTTTCGGAAAGTCGATTCAAGATACAATGATACAGATAGCTGCGGCTGTTTCCGCTGTCTCTGCAAAGTCGGTACATCCTGCCCTTGTTCCTCTCGTACCAGTCAGATACAATCGGTACTCTGGGCGTGAAATCCTCTGCGAGCGGTTCTTTGTAATATGGCTCTTTCTGCACCTCTCTGACCTTGAAATAGGCGTTTACAAGCTGCCGCTGCACCTTCCACGATAAATCATCGGTGAAGGACTTCGCTATAAGCAAATAACCGCTTTCGGTCAATAGCGTTATTCCCCTTGTTGGAACATCAATATTCAAAAGGGACAAATTGTCCCTTTTAGAAATATCCCTTGTCGCAACAATAAAATCCTCGTTTTCGATAAAGTGTTTCTTGTTCCTTGTAAAGTTTCTTTTTGCAGTTCCGGCTTTGTTTCCGTGAACCATGTCAATGTCCTTGAAAGTCACAACCCGTTGTCCCTTGCACTCTCTAATCTGCATTTCGGTGTTTTCGATTGTGATAACATCATTCATTTCGATAACCTCCTTTATTTATTATTGCCAAAAGGAGGTATACAGTGCTATACTTTATATACACTCCTTATGGCGTGCGGTGGCAACTGTTGTTGATTGGTAGTCTGTGGCAGTTACCGCCTTTTTTTATTTGTTTCTTTGTTCGTACTGAATTTCAATCCCTTGCCTAATTATTTTAGACCTATCAGAATTTTGTTCAGCAGCTAAATAATCTAATTTTTCTACCGTCTCCTTATCCATTCTAACTTGAATTAACTTGTTTTTTGGCTTATCCGTTATCTTTTGTCCCATCTTAGGCGACATTTTCCATCACCACCTTCAATTTGTAATTACATTTTGATTTTAACTTTGTAATTACATTTTGTCAAGTGTTTTCTTAAAATTCCCAAAAGAAAAAGCACCGCTTTTCTGCGATGCTCATTCTCTATTGCTTTTTATTCTTTTTCTTTTTTGATTCTATCCTTATTCCGTAATTTCCATGTAAACAGCTTTCACACAAGGGATTGTTATAGACTGCCCCAAAATACTTGTATATTTATACTCCCCCGCTGATTCGCCGTAGAATGTTACAATATCATCTTCAAGGAATTTTCCATCCTTGTTGTCTGGGCTGAGCTTTACAAACACATTATCATCCCATAAACCGTAATCACCTTCCGTAACAGGAATCAAATATTCGGAAGTGCTACTGTCAGAATCTTTCACGACCTGCCTAATTTGTCCGCGGAACTTCACTTTCTGCCCTTCGTATTCGTCTGGTTTCCTTGCCAAATCATCATAGGAAACATCTATGCACTCAGACTTGTACTGCTCAGGCGAAATATTTTCTGAATCGTCTTTTTTCCCTGAACCATCTCCGCCGCCAATTAAAGCAATCGCAATAATAATTAAAAAAATCCATGCAATAATAAATTTCAACTTACCGCCTTGCTTTTTCCGACAATTCGGGCAAATCTTAGCTTTTTTCGGAATATCTGACTGGCAATGTTTGCACTTTTTTACTTCATTTTCTTTGTTTTCCATGGTTAAACTCCTTTTCAATATTATTTTCTCGCTTCAATGTATACCTCATACTTATCAAATTCATTTTCTGGGAATAGCTCAAATTCTTCCGTAACTGTTCCGCCTGCGCTCAGTTTGTAGCTATTATCGTCTAAATATTTGTAATCAGAACCAACTACTTTCCCATTTTTGAAGAAAAATACAGTTGCCTTTACAAATTCCATATCATAGTTTCCTAAGTTTGTAGCAGCAACAAGAACCTTATCCCCTGCTTTGGAGGAAGTTGTTTTCAAATCTGCGGTTGCTGATTTGAAATATGTTTCTTTTTCTTTTTTTAATGTATATGTTGTTTTTGCAGGAACACTATCAAAAATATGTGTCAAGATAGCTGTTTCTCCACTGCCGACAACAGGAGCAGAATCAGACTTTGCCCCGATAGAATTTCCTGCCGCATCCTTTGCAACTACATTGCTTTCAATCCTCAGCGCATCGGGAGAATTATTTGTTACAAGAAGGTCATAATAAAAAGAACCGTATTTCTCATAATAGTATTCTTTTGCGCTTAATTCTGTTGTCTGATTGCTTGTTGTTGGCGTGGTGTTCTGCGGCTTTTCGCCAAGATAAACCGTTTTCGTTGCGCCATCCCATGTAACATCTTTACCAACTGCTTCTGCAACCGCCCTAACAGGTAGATACGTTGTGCCGTTGTAGGTGAAAGGCTCTTTGCTTGTGGAAAGCTGTTTCCCATCGACAATAATCTTGATGTTGCTAAATGATACAGGGATGTCCATATTTGCCACCTTAGCAAATGCCACCGGCCCCGAACACAAGACCATTGATGCAATCACAGCACCGCAAACCATGTCTTTTAATCTTTGAAATTTCATATAAAACCCTCCTTTTTGTTTTGTCCTTCCATCATATAACACTAACAATTTTTTTGCAATATTTTTTGTCTTTTTGTGAATATTTTGCCTTTTTGGTGGGTTTTTGGGGTTCTGCTTTCAAAAAATTTTTCGCCCTATTTTTGGCAAAGAAAAAAGCACCCGAAGGTGCTTTCTCTACTTTTAATTTCCTTTTGCAGTGGACCCGTAACCATTAGGTAGTTTCATTTAATCACTTCCCTTTTTTATTCTCTTTCCAGAATTTTAAAA